AGGTAGGATGAATATACGAAATCACGAACATTATAAAGATCGGACGGCACATGATGCGATTAAGGCAGCGGATAAGCCGCCTAATGCTGTAAGAGAGACGATTGAGAATATGAGAAGAGAAGCAAATAAAAGAGGATTTGAAGTATTTGGACGGATTAAACTCAGAGACATGAAAACAGGCAAGATTTATAGATAGCAGGAAAGAGGTGATTCCATTGGAAAAGTCAGTCCTGATCCAGTATTGCGATATGCAAGCGGAGATAAAAGAGCTGAGGAGGCTCGTAAGAATGACAGAAGAAAGGCTAGGGAAGATTGAGCAAGAAGGAGCGGTGAGCGATGTAGTAAGTGGAGGGATGGGAGGAATACAGCATTTTACAGTTGAAGGTTTTCCGGTTCCAGAACATGGAAAGGTAAAGCAATTACTGATATCGAGGCGGCAACGCTTGAGGATGAAAGAGGAAGAACTTCTTGAACTTACCAATCAAGCAGAAGAATACATAGAATCTATCGAAAAAAGCGAACTTCGCATCATGTTCCGCCTGTACTATATCGAAGGATTGACTTGGGCACAAGTAGCTTACAGAATGAATAATCTATTTCCCAAAAGAAAAGTAACTTACACTGAAGAGAATTGCAGGAAAAGAAATTTTAGATTTTTCGAAGAAAATTTAAAAATGTCCCCCAATGTCCCCTTAAAGTGTGATAAAACTTAAAGTGGAGACAGAAGAAAGCACATCCTTTTATCTTCTACTTCGTGAGATGTTTTTTGTTAGAGAGACACCCTGTATTTTGCAGGGTGTTTTTCTTATGCAATTTAACGACACAATGTACAGCACCTGCGAGCCATAGAGGCATAGGCTATGATGTTTGTTAACTTCTCCTTCGCAGGCAATAACAGATTGTCTGTTAAGGTGCTGGCATACGTGTTTTATTTTTTAGAAAAGAAGGTGACTGAGTGGCAATAACGGAAAAGCAGAAAAAATTTGTAGAAGAATACCTGATTGACTTAAATGCCACTCAGGCAGCGATTAGAGCAGGATATAAAGCAAAAAATGCACAGAGAGCAAGTGAAATAGGATGTCAACTACTCCAGAAAACTCAAGTTTCAAATGAAGTTGCGAAGCGAATGGCGGAGCGGTCAAGACGAACAGGAATCAATGCGGATAGAGTTTTGATAGAATTGGCAAAGATAGCGTTCGCGAATGCTGATGATATTATAGAGTCCAAAGATGCAACATTAAAAGAAAATGCATCAAGAGATGATTTAGCAGCAATACAGTCGATAAAGGTAAAAACATTTGGTGAAGATGGAGTAGAAAGAGAGATTAAACTTGCTGATAAACTAAAGGCATTAGACATGCTTGGAAGACATCTAGGCATGTGGAATGATAAGTTACAGGTATCTGGCATGGAAGAAGAGCAAAAGAAACTTGCAGACATTCTACAGCAATTGCGTGGTGATGGCTAGTGAGTAAGGAACGATTAGTGCTATCGGAAAAGTATAAAGCGTTCTTAAAATGCGATGCACCAGTTGAGTTCTTAGAGGGAACTACAGCGGCGGGCAAAACGACAGTGGGGTTATTCAAGTTCATGTGCAAAGTTGCTGAGTCCCCCAAAAAGCTCCACATTTTAGCCGCAGATGATACTGGAACGGCAGAAAAGAACATCATCAACAAAGACTTAGGAATTTTAGATGATTTTGGTATCTTAGTAGAATACAACGGCTCAGGAACAAAAGATGATAAGATTCCGCATTTGTTATTTCATTCGCCAAACGGAGATAAAGTTATCTATGTTCTCGGATATGGAAACAAGAAGAAGTGGAAGAAAGCATTAGGCGGGCAATATGGTTGCCTATACATAGACGAAATTAACACGGCAGACATAGAATTTGTCCGAGAGTCTTCTATGCGATGCGACTATCTTATAGCAACGCTCAATCCGGACGACCCCGGACTTGATGTGTATAAAGAATATATAAACTGTAGCAGACCACTTCCTGAATGGGAAGATAGCACACCAAGAGAAATTAAAGATGAATTAAAGGAAGAACCAAAGCCCGGCTGGGTCCATTGGTTCTTTTCTTTTGACGATAATGCCGGACTTCCGGAAAAGAAAAAGCAACAGATTATCCAGAACACTCCAAAGGGCACGAAGATCTGGAAAAATAAGATTGAAGGTCTGAGAGGAAAAGCAACAGGCCTTGTATTTAGTATTTTTAATAGAGCAAAACATGTAAGAACGAAAGAATGGACAAAACAATTTGTACAAAAGAGAGGAGAAAGAAGAAAAGAAGAATTTTTCCTATACTTTTCCGCAGCGGTAGATACTTCTTACTCGCAGAAGTCTCCGGATACTATAGCCTTTTCTTTCTTAGCAATTACAAATAAAGGCAAATGTGTAGTCCTGGATGAGAAAGTATATAACAATGCAGAATTGAATATTCCACTTGCCCCTTCGGATACAGTAAAGAATTTAATAGATTTTCTCAACAGAAATAAAGAAGAATGGGGATTGGCAAGGAATGTATTCCTTGATAACGCAGACCAGGCAACGATGCAGGAGTGGAATAAATATAAGCGCAGAAATGGCTGCATATATGTCTTAAATGATGCCTGGAAGGGAATGCAGATTATAGACCGTATCAATGCACAGCTTGGCTGGATGGCATTTGACGAAAACGCAGGAATAGAGCCATGCTTTTATGTACTTGACACCTGCACAAACTACATTCACGAGATGGAAATTTATAGTTGGAATGAAGAGAAAGACAATACACCAGAAGATGGACATGATCACATGGTTAACTCAGTACAATATGCCTTCATACCATATCAGAGTAAAATTTATAGAAAGGAGGGAAAATAAAAAATGAATTGGTTTCAAAATTTTGTTGCAAGACTGCTCAACATAATACCGGCGCGAGATAGGAGCATTACAATCCGAGAAGCACATACCTTCCGGGAAAATGTAATCAAAAATAAGCTCTGGTATCAAGGGGACAGTGCAGAACTAGAACAATTTTTTAAGAAAACAGCAAGATGGGATGTAGAAAAAGCGAGGTTCTGGGCGGCACATGCACAAGGAACAATCAGAAAGATGCATAGTGGTATCGTTGCTACAGTAGTAGACAGATACAAAGACATTGTACTTGCCGATTTGGACGCAATAGAATTTGGAGAAAACGCAACCGCATTGGATGAATTATGGAAGGAGTTATATCAGAAAGCGGAATTAAATGACGTAATCGGAAAAGCGATAACAGGGACGCTGGCTGCTGGTGATGGTGCGTTTAAGATTAGTGCCGATGAGTGCAGCCCATATCCTATTGTAGAGTTTTATGATGCAGAAGACGTAGATTATGTCTATATTCATTCTACACTTCGAGAGATTAAGTTCTATACCACCTATAAAAACGGTAATAAGGATTTAAGATTGGAAGAAACCTATGGCTTTGGCTATGTCAGATATAAATTATATGATGACAGAGGAAAAGAAGTACCAATGAGTACACTACCGGAAACAGCACACTTGATTGATTTTGGGATAGAAGGAGATTTAATGTTAACTGTTCCGATGAGGATTTTAAACTCTGCCAAATACAAGAATCGAGGGAAAGCATTATTTGATAGCAAAACAGACGTTTTAGACGGTCTTGACGAGGTAATCAGTCAGTGGATGGATGCAATCCGTATGGGACGAATTAAGAGATATATCCCAGATAGCTTGATTCCAAGAGACCCAGAGACAGGCGAACTCATGCCTGCGAATCCGTTTGATAATGACTTCATTGCAATAGGTGATGATATGTCGGAAAAGTCAAATAAGCAGGTGGAAATCTCCCAACCACAGATTTCTTACGAAGCTTATGTAAACAGCTATGCAAGTTTTTTAGACTTAGTTCTTCAAGGCGTTATATCACCGTCCACACTTGGAATCGACTTAAAAAAGACCGATAATGCAGACTCGCAAAGAGAAAAAGAAAAAATCACGTTAGAAATCCGAGGAAAGATTGTGGATACTTTGAATAAGGTTCTTCCACAGCTTTTTACAGCGGTTCTGCAATGTTATGACCTTATGTGTGGAAAAACACCAGGAGAATATGAACCGACTGTAAAATTTGGAGAATATGCTTCTCCTGACTTTGGCACAACGGTGGAGACTGTAGGTAAAGCGAAACAATACGGTGTGATGAGCCTAGAAACATCCGTGGACCAGCTCTACGGAGATAGCTGGACGCAAGAAGAAAAAGATGCAGAAGTAGAACGGCTAAAGGCAGAACAGGGAATTCAGGAAATAGAAGAACCTGGTGTGAATTTAGAAGTAGGAGACTTTAAAGCAAATCTGGAAGGTGGTGAGGGTGATGAAGGTAAAAGTGGCGAACAGAATGTACCAGATGAACAGGAAGGAATATAAAGGACTTCTCAAAGTAGCAAAAGAGCAGGTTCTATTTGGAATATATGCTCTTGAGAAAGCAGATTACGCAGAATTAAGATGCGATAAATGTGATAGTATCACAC